AACAAACCCATCTGGTGCGCTATAAGAGTAGCAATAAGATACTCTATGCGTCGTTGCACGATATGCTCAAAAACAGTAGCTGCTTTAGTAGCGTCAACCGCAGTCTCAACTACTTTGTCTGCAGGTATGGATACCATCAGAACGACTCCGCTTTAATTCCTCGATACTTACCAGGGGCAAGTTCGAATAATAATGAATAGACGTCATTTGGTAATGGAGATTTAACCTCAACTTCGATTAAACCACATCGAGCTGTAAAACTACCGAGAGAAGAACGGCCATCAACGATAGTTGTGTCCTGAACCACAATCGGTTTAGAGGCATTTAGATCATCGCCTGGATAACTTGCGATATCATAAGGCGGTGAATCATTTTGACCTTCCAGGTCATCAAGTACAAATTGTACTGTCTCTCCGTAATTGAAAACATTCACTAACGGATCATCACTTGCTTCAGATGGAACATTAGGGTCATCTGATTGAACAGTTGCCCGTGACTCACCGTAAGACTTGATGAGTCCGACACTTATTCTGCTGCCTGACCCACCAGAGTGTGCGCCGAGCATATGTAAGTAGAAAGCGTCTCCCGTAGTAGTATTCTCAGGCGAAATCAACTCCGAATAGTCCCAGTCTCCTGAGAGGTAAGCTACTGAACCATTATCAATAGGGTCCAGTATATCACCACTGCGCATTGTATTCGATAAATACACCTTAAAATCCGCCCAAGTTCCAGCAATTTGACCAGCTGTCTGAGTCTGCGCCTCCTTGTTCATCTTGGTCCATGTCTGGAATCCTCTCTTCCATGCCATCTGGCTGACCCAGCCACCTCCCATAGTCGATAGACTTACCCTATTTCCGCCATTCGGCGTATCAGAAGAAATAATTGTTACCTTCTTAATATGGTAATCTCTTCCTTGCCTGTACAGACGTCGGTTACTTCTACCGAGGTCTCTGGCCAGGTCAATGAAATGTGACGTCTCTGTACCAGGAGTCCCACTTGTCGTCAAATGATATCGAAGATACCTATTCGCCGGAATTAAAGTCATTGCTTTCGCTTTAGATCGAGGTTTCGCTTTGGACGAGGTTTTCGCTCTCCCTTTTTTGGCCGCCATAGTATGGCTCTGCCTGTCCCCAGTCTATAATCCTAGTGACTCCCACAGCCCCCACGCTACGCTACCCCTAAGCAAGCAGAACCACTCTGTATTCCGTGACTATGCAGCCCCGGATTCTATCTTCCTCACCCCTTCTACCGGAGGTGAAGGTCTAAAAATTAGTAGGTCAATTAGCCCTCAAATTTGAAGAGTTTGACGGTCTTCCAGCGAAGCGAACAAGGGTCTTGATACCACTTCGATATATTACCGCCAGCAGAGAATGGATCATTATCTGTATTTTTCCATTTTAATGGCGGGTGTGAATACCATCCAAACCCTATCGACACCAATGGTGTTGAACATTCTGGACATAATGATAATTCCATTATGAAATCCTCCAGAGTATTTGAAGGTTCTTTACGTGCATTTCCTCTACTGGAAATGCACCCATGCTATCGCATGAGTCCATCTTTGATGCTGGTCTGCCACCCGACCCAAAACCATCTCGGGTGGAGGCTGCGCCGATATTGTCCGGTGCAGTCACGGTTGGTCCCCCTCTGGGTTGTGATTTGCACAGAACGAAATCGTTCTCCAAAAATTACAATTAAAGCAAGCTTCAATAACACACCCGCAATCAGTGTCATCCTCATCAAACAATCTCGGATCAGAACAACACTTCATTCTTGTTTCACCCCTGGAACACAGAGGCAAACAATTGCGTGGCCTCTCACATGTAAATAATTAGGACAGGCTGCCCTAAATGTCCATTTCCCGTCCACCTTGATTCGTACGTACAACTTCATTGTCCAGGCCTCCCAGGACAATCACAAGGATCATTGCTACAGTTAGCATGATGATCCCATTCATAACGACCACATGTCAAACATTCGAATGTACCATCTGCATGTAATTCTAAAATGTGTCCCACGTGTTCCTTCTTGTCCATGTATACGCCAAGGAGCATGTATACATAAACCCTTGTATACAAATATACATTAATTATTAATTAAATCCCTTATACACGTAGGCACGTGAAGGAGGCCGCCATCCTGGTGCACGGCCAGCCTTGGTACCCGCCCATAGTATCTGTCCAGTAACGAGGCCAGCTCGTATCAGATAAAATCGACGTCTATGGAATTTACAAAGTTCAGATCGCCCAACAGTTCTATTCTTACAACGCTTAAATTTTACCGTAAGCGCTGAACATTGTGGCATCAAACACACACGCCGGCGCCGTAGTTCAGAAGGGTATCTAACAAACCCATCTGGTGCGCTATAAGAGTAGCAATAAGAT